GAATAAAGATGGGTGAAAAGAAATCGTTGGAAGAACGCTATGGAAGTGAAATCCTTACGGATAACACCAAAATTCCAAAGTACGAACAATGCAAGGATTGCAAATTCCGCAAAATGAAGATTGGGGATTCTATGATTGATGATTATAGAAGAAGCAGTTGCATGATTTTCCCCTATCCGAAAATGAAGCCTACGCAATTCTATGACGGTTCGGCGAAATGTGAGTTCAAAGAAAAGGAATAAGCACTTTTGAAAGTTTATTTTCAAGGGTGCTTTTTTCATGCCCTTTTTCAAGGGTACAAATATATCAAAGGCTTTATTTCAACCCGGATATGGGCGTTATATAAGGTCGATTTTAAGAAAGGGGTGATAATTTTGGTAGCTGTTGGTTCTTATAAGTGCGGGAAAGGTTAGGTGATCCAAAATTATCTTCCAACTATGGGTTAAATAGTGCTTGCACCCTTCCGGGTGCTTTTATTTTCGCCTTTTAAGCGTTGCAGGCGGTAAAGAACAAGGTCAAATTTCGTGGTTCGTCACCCACGGTAAAAAACGGAAAATTTGAAAGGTAGGTAAAACACTATGAAAAAAGAAGATTTGATTGCAATGGGTTTGACAGAGGAACAGGCAAAGAAGGTTATGGATTCCATTGATGGAAACTTTGTAACAAAGGCAAGGTTTAATGAAGTCAATGAGGAAAACAAAACCTTGAAGAAGTCCGTTTCTGATCGTGATAAGCAGCTTGAAGATTTGAAGAAATCCAGCGGCGATAATGCAGCTTTGCAGCAGCAGATTTCCGATTTGCAGAAGGCTAATGCGGATCAGCAGAAAGCCCATGAAACCGAATTGAACCAACTGAAACTTGATAACGCTGTTGAAGTTGCCCTTTCCGGTGCAAAAGCCAAAAACAGCAAGGCGGTAAAGGCTATGCTTGATATGGCAAAGGTTAAGATCGGGGAAGATGGTAAACTTTCCGGCTTTGATGAACAGATTGAAGCCCTGAAAAAGTCTGATGGTTGGATGTTTGATGCAGATCAGCAGACACAGCAGCAGTTCACAGGTTTTCAGCCGGGTGCTTCTTCAACCGTTCCTAATTCTACGGCAGCGGGTTATGAAGCAAGGCTTGCGGATGCAAGAAAAAACAATAACCAATTAGAGGTTATCAAAATCAAACAGGAAGCCGCCGCTGATGGCGTTATCCTGATGTAAAACACAAAACAAAAAGAAAGGTTAAATAAGGTGAAATAATATGCCACAGGTAACAGGTATTGGTACTACTTGGAATTTGCCCAACTATGCGGGCGAACTTTTTACTGCTGATCCTACACAGACCCCGTTTCTTTCTATGATCGGCGGTTTGACGGGCGGCAGACAGACGGACAATTTTGAATTCCCTACTGCTGTTCTTTATGACTTCCCGGAAGCCGGACAGCCTGACATTTCCGAACAGGCTTCCGCAACTGCTCCCGCTGCAAGCCACATTGCAAGACAGCAGGAAAAGAATGTTGTTCAGATTCATCAGGAAGTGATTGATCTCACTTATGCAAAGCAGAGTAATTCCGGCAGAATGTCCGGGCTTAACACAGCAGGTCAGAACGCAAACCCTGCTGACGAAAAATCTTGGCAGATTCAGCAGAAGCTGATTAAGATTGCCCGTGATGTGGAATTTTCCTTCCTTCGTGGTACTTATCAGGTATCTACGGGTGCAAATGTTGCAAACAAAACCCGTGGTATGCTTGAACTTTGTACTTCTGATGCTGGTACTTCCATTGCAGCCGCTGATGCAGCACTTTCCAAAGCAGTATTGGATCAGCTTTTCCGTGAAATGGCTGATAACGGTGCTTATTTCGGCAACATGGTTCTTTTCTGCGGTGCTTATCAGAAGCAGATGATTACTAATCTGTATGCAGATCAGTTCAAGGCAAATATGCAGACTACACAGAATGTCGGTGGTATGAACATTACTCAGATTGAAACTGACTTCTTCAAGATGGGTGTTGTTTGGGATCGTTTCATGCCTAACGATTCTATTCTTATCGCTGATATGGCACACATTGCCCCTGTATTTCAGGCAGTTCCAGGCAAGGGCGTTCTCTTTCAGGAAGATCTTGCAAAAACGGGTGCTTCCGATAAGATTCAGATCTACGGTCAGATTGGTTTGGCTCACGGTCCGGCGTTCCTTCACGGTGCTATTACAGGGCTTGCAACAAATTAAGAAAGGTAGGGTGATTGTATGTTCACAGTAAAGAAGAAAGCTAAAACCCCTAACATGGTTTGGGATGCTGCTAACAATCGCCCCCTTTGCAAGTTTGTAAAGGGAGTTTTTGAAACCAATGATGAAGCCGTTGCTGAAAAGCTGAAAGGTATGGGCTATGAAGTAACGGGTGAAGCTGATGCAAAGCCTATTGAGGATATGAAGGTTGATGAACTGAAAGCCTATGCAGCGGAAAACAACATTGATTTGGGTGAAGCTACAAAGAAGGTTGACATTCTGAAAATCATTCAGGAAGCAGAAGCGAATAAGTAAAAGGCGGTGATTCCCATGCTGGAAAAGGTAAAGGAAAGGTTACAATCCTTTGGTTACACCCTGAAAGATGGTGATGAAGTAATTCTGAACTTCTCTATTCAGAAGGTGGAAAACACCATAAAAAATGATTGCAATGTTTCTTCCATACCTGACGGGCTGGTGAATATCGCTGTTGATATGGCTATTGGTGAGTTCTTAACGGCAAAGAAAACTTTTTCACCGAATGACATTGCAGGGCTTGATTTGGATTTTGCGGTAAAACAGATACAAACAGGTGATACCAACACCGTGTTTGCAACCGGGGAAAGTAGCTTGACACCGGAACAGCGGTTAAACGCTTTTGTCAGTTACCTTCTAACTTACGGGCGGGATGAATTTTCATGTTACAGGAAAATCAGATGGTAAATGTAGCAGCCGCACGAAAAGCGGCAAGGAAAGCCATTGAAAGCACCTATGAAGGTGTATGTTCCATTGTGGAATACAGGGCTGTAACAGATGGCGAAACAAAAATCACCCGTCATAAAGAAATTACCGTTCTTGAAGAACAACCCTGCAAATTGTCATTTGAAAAGTTGAACGCCGTTGTTCAAACCGATACAGCAGCGGCAATTTCGCAAGGTACAAAATTATTCATATCACCGGAAATCACGATAAACAGCGGTTCAAAGATCGTTGTAGTACAAAATGGCGTTATGGGGGAATATTCCGCAAGCGGCATACCCGCCGTTTATGCTTCCCATCAGGAAATCATGCTTGAACAGTTCAAGGGGTGGGCTTAAATGGCTAAAATGGGCGGGTTTTCGGCGGCTGATATGAAAAAGCTGCAAAAGCAGTTGAACAAAATTCAGGAAGGCAATGTTGAAGCCTTCATTGAAGCGTGTGCAAAAGAACTTGCCGCCCGCTTGCTTGCCAAAGTCATAAAGCGTACACCCGTTGGGGAATACCCCAAAAGTTCAGGTAAAAAAGGCGGTACACTTCGCCGGGGCTGGACTTCCAAAACCCATGAAGAAGCCGTTGGTGGTTCGGGTAAAGGTTCAATTTCGGCTGGTAAGGCTTACGCCGATACCCTTACAATCAATCACTTTGGAAACACCCTTGTAATTGAGATTGTGAACCCGGTGGAATATGCTTCCTATGTGGAGTACGGACACCGAACACCGGATCATAAAGGGTGGGTTCAAGGTCGGTTTATGCTGACGATTTCGGAACAGGAAATTCAGGAAATCGCCCCCAAAGTGCTTGAAGCTAAAATCAAAAAGTTTTTAGGGGAGTGTATGAAGTAATGGATTCAATAAATTTAATAACCAATGCTATCAGCGTTTCCCTAAACGGTGAATTTGGTGATAGCTACAAAAATTATACAGAGGAAGTAAAACAGGGTTTGGAAGAACCTTGTTTTTTTATTTCCTGTATCAATCCAACACATAACCTTTTTCTTGGAAAGCGGTATTTTAGGGAAAATCAGTTCTGTATTCAGTATTTCCCGGCAGACAAACAGAACCCAAAGGCTGAATGTCATGCTGTTGCTGAACGAATGGAATTTTGCCTTGAATGGATAACCGTTACCGGGGATTTGGTGCGTGGTTCAAAGATGAAATCTGAAATAGTGGATGGTGTTTTGAACTTCTTTGTGAATTACGATATGTTCGTTTACAGGAAGGTTGATTCCGTTCCTATGGAAGATGTATCACAAAATATCAGCGTGAAAGGATAAGGTGATGTGAATGGCAGCTAAAAAGAAGGCTGCAACTGTAACCGAACCTGAAAAGGTTGAAAGTTTATTTTCAAAAGAACAGTTGCTTGCTGCAAAACGCTTTCAGGATAGGAAGGATATTGTGAACGCAATTCTTTCCCCTGATAAACAGTACACGGTGAACGCCGTGGAAGAAATGATTGAAAAATACATGAAAGGACAGGTGAAATAACATGGCTTTAGGCGGTGGAACTTTCGTTACACAGAATAAAGATTTGCCGGGTGCATATATCAATTTCATTTCGGCAGCTTCCGCAAACGCAGCCCTTTCCGAAAGAGGTATTGCAACAATGCCCCTTGATCTTGATTGGGGTGTTGATGGGGAAGTTTTTGAAGTAACCAACGGTGATTTTCAGAAGAACAGTATGGAAATCTTTGGTTACGAATATACCAATGACAAGCTGAAAGGTTTGCGTGATCTTTTCTTGAACACAAAAACCCTTTATGCTTATAAGCTGACTTCCGGGGGTGCAAAGGCTGCAAACGATTTTGCAACCGCACTTTATACGGGTGTTCGTGGTAATGATATTAAGATTACCATTCAGGAAAACGCAGATGATGCAAGCCTGTTTGATGTGAAAACCGTGGTTGGTACAACCGTTGTTGATGAACAGACCGTTGCAAAGGCTGCTGATCTTGTGGCGAACAAGTTCGTTACTTGGAAGGATGCTGAACTTACTGTTACCGCTGCAACCCCTCTTTCCGGTGGTTCTAACGGTGCGGTTGACGGTGCAGCTTATCAGGCTTATCTTGATAAGATTGAATCTTATACCTACAACACTATGGGCGTTGTGGTTACTGATGAAACCACCAAAACCCTTTTCGCTTCTTTCGTGAAGCGTTTGCGTGATGAAATGGGTATCAAATTCCAGCTTGTTCTTTACAATAAGGCAGCCGATTATTACGGTACTATCAATGTGAAGAACAAGGTAACTGATGAAGGTTGGAGTGAAGCAAGCCTTGTATATTGGGTAACAGGCGTTTCCGCTGGTTGTGAGGTAAACAGAAGCAATCAGAACAAGGTTTATAACGGTGAATTTACCGTTGATACCAACTATACACAGAATCAGTTGGCGGCTGCTATCAAGGCAGGCGAATTTACGCTTCACAAGGTCGGTTCTGATGTGCGTGTGCTTGAAGATATTAACAGTATGGTTACTACTTCTGACACGCAGGGCGATATTTTCAAGGACAATCAGACAATCCGTGTAATTGATCAGATTGCAAATGATATTGCGGTACTGTTCAATACAAAGTATTTGGGTGTTGTTCCTAACGATAACGCCGGAAGAACTTCCCTTTGGTCGGATATTGTAAAGCACCATCAGCAGCTTAATGATATTCGTGCTATTGAAGATTTTGCTGATTCTGATGTTTCTGTTGCACAGGGCAATACAAAGAAATCTGTTGTTGTAACGGATGCAGTTACCGTTGTGAACGCAATGGGTAAACTGTATATGACCGTTACCGTTGCGTAAAGGAAGGGGTGAAAATCAATGAACAATGTTGTTATGAAGGGCAAAGATACGATTGCCGCAAAGCTGGCTGAATGTTTCATTACCATTGGAACACGCCGTTACAACTTCATGCAGATGATTGACATGGAAGCAAAGGTTGATAAAACCAAAGCAGCAGTTCCCCGTTTGGGTGCAATTATGACAGGTCATAAGTCTTGCGGTATGGAAGGCACTTTCAGCGGTACAGCCCATTATAATCAGTCTGTAATGCGTCAGGCATTGATTGATTACAAGAATACGGGTGTTGATGCGTACTTTGAAATGCAGATCACGAATGATGATCCCGGTTCTGCTGCTGGCAGACAGACTATCATTTTCTATGATTGCAATACTGACGGCGGTATTTTGGCAAAGTTTGATGCTGACGGTGAATACCTTGATGAAGAAATT